CATATCGCAGATGCCGTTGTTGGCAAAACTCTTGTCTATGCTGATCATATCTTCGTTCAACTTGGCATACCAGCAGCCGTTGTTGCCCCAGAAGAGCCAAGCCTGTCCGTCATCATCGACAAATACAGTGGGATCGATGAAACCCCAGTCGCCAGGGATGAGCGGTTTGCCGAGAGCATCTGTCCAAGGGCCTTCCGGACGGTCAGCTACAGCCACGTAGGGGGCACAGAACGAAACGTATATAAAGGATAGAGGTCGAAAATACGTGGAAGGCCTTTATTTATAGGGAGTTTGAGAGATTTGTGGTTGAGGAAGAGAAAAAACGAAACGTTTACATTGCTTTACATTGGGTTTACATCAAGAGGTTTTTTGATCGAGAAAATGAGCGGAAAGTTTACATCGGGGCTTCTTCCGCTTTAAATGGGTCAAACTTTCCAATGTTGAAAGAACTGGAAAGGATTGTTGAGGCTGGTATGAGTACCGGCTTTTTTTATGCCTGTTTTGATAAATTAATAATGCAAAAACCTTGCATATAATAATTATTTAGTAACTTTGCAAGCGATAAACGGAAAGATCCAGATATGGCAAAGGTGGTACACGTACATTTGATTGGTAAGCGGAAAGACTACTATTTCAGCAGTATTTCAGCGGTGTTTACGGTATTGAGCCGTGATGACATCGGAGTGAGCAAACATTGGCTGCTTAACGCGGGGCTTGGTAAGGGGCACGTGGTGCACAACGAAAAGGCTGTAATTAAGGCATCTACGCTGATTTCATGCACTCGACGGGAGGCAGGTAAGGAGATCGATTAAAGCGGCTTAGAAGGCCGTTAAAAGGGCGCTTTTTGTTCATTGCTGCACACTGGCATGTTCTATGATCTGGAGGGGGCTTCATGGCTCCCTTTTTTTGTGGGTGAAATTGGCGATTTTTGGGTTAGGGTTACATTTAGGGTTACAGTTTAGGGTTACATTTTTATGAGTTTAGGGTTACAAATGCCCCCCAAATAGTATGTTAAAGAGGGGGTGGATATATACCTAATTTATGTTAATAGAGCCCTAAAAGCAGCTTTTGGCACCCCCTATAATACCGTTGTTTTTGAGAACACACCTTATTATAATACGTGAGAATCAGGCATTTAACACTTTCAGAAGGCTGTTTTAGGGGTGGGTAGGTGGTCATCGGGCGGCCATCGGGCGGACGTTTGGAGTACGTTTCGAAGATACGAGTGATGGTCACCCATGGCATCTATGGATATGTGTAAGAAAAAAGCCGTTCATGGTAAGTGAGCGGCTTTGAGTATGCATTGGCAGATAAACTCAGATTTAGAGCCTTGCACACGTTCAAGGATGTCGTAGACTTCCTGAGGTGCGTGGAAGGCGTAGGACTTAACGATGTTCTTGCGTGGGCGTCCTGCACCAGGGCGTGCTCCGCCTTTTTTCCTAGTTTTTTTTATGATTTCTTCCATAATTCAAAAAGAATTTGTATTTTTGCAGCGAAAACCCGAATGTGGGAGGGTTTCCCCTCCCTGTTGGTAGTCAGATTTCGATTTCGAATCTCATCTTGACTTTCCAAACCCTGATTGAAATTGCTAGTCTCATAAGGTATTCGGGTTTTCGTTTTTCCTACTCTTTTCAAGGTTTTCGGACTCCCCTGTTTGTCTCTCATTGACGTTACAAAGGTACGAAAAATAATTGAATTATGCAAATAATTTCAGTTAATTTTTTGAGAAAAAGAAAGTTATTTAAGGTCGCAGAAATAGTTAGAGCAGCGTGTGGTGCGCTGCTCTTTTTTATTGGGCTGAATGTGTCTTTTGGGTGAGATGGGGTCAGAAGAAACGGGCGATGGATCCGATGACTTCAAAGATGTTGATGATTCTAGATACAGGAAACTCCTGATCGTCGAAGTCCTGGTTGATGGGAACATAACGGAGGACGTCGGGGGTGGAGCCTCGGCGGAGGATCTTGATGGTGCGGAATGAGTCAAGCACCACTGCATAGATCTCGCCATACTGAATATCGTCGATAGTACACTGACGCAGGGCAATGATATCGCCGTGGTTTATCTTTGGCTCCATTGAGTGGCCAGTAACATTGCACCAGAGGGTTGCTTTCTCGAAGCCAGGAGCGACGATATTGCAGGCTGGTACCGAAGTCTGATCATTGAAGATCTCGTTAAACCCACCCATGAAATCTACATCGTAATATGGCACTCCAACAGTCGGATCCAGACTGACAGAAGAAGAGTTTTCATTCTTTTCTGAAAAAAAATCGGATTTTGTTTGGTTATTATTCTCAAACATATCACCTTCCCCTGTTAAAAGCCATTGGGCTGACAAACCTTCGCATTTTGAGAATACTAGTTCAATATCAAATGATTCCCGCTTTATCCAGGTGCTTAATCCTTGTGGGGTTATGCCCAAAAGGCTTGCAAACTGAGCCTTATTGCCATTTGAATAATGCTCAATCAGTGCTAAAACCATATCTTTTTTACCCATAATTCTCAAAATTTTAATGTTTTAGCGAAAATAATTCGCATTTTGTTTGGTTATTATTCTCAAAATGTTTATCTTTGCAGCGGGTTTTACATAAAACTGCGCGGCAAAGATACAAAAAAGCCGTGAGAAAAGAGAATAATTTGAGTTAAAAATATGAATATGGATTATATCACAAGGGGAAAGGGAGCCGTGCTAACAGGTGCTGGGCTATTCTGTCAACTGTTACGGGAGTCCCAAGTTGATGGTCAGAGAATACAGCGTCCACAATTTGATGGAACTGAGTTCGGGAAATTACTGGATGCTGCTGAGAACGGAGATACAGCAGGTCTGTATGAGTGTATAGGTCGGATAGAGTATCTGTTCCTTCAAGGTAATCGGATATTCGTACATTCTGGACCCACACGTGCTGAACTTCTTTCAGGCGTGCGAGACTTTCTAAGATATTTCGGGCTAACGGTCGATAATCGGACGCTGCAAGGTTACCGGCGTAGCGTACCACGTAGCGCATTTCCCAGGGGTTGACGGATTGTCTCATTATAGTTATGTTTGAAACTGCGCGGCAAAGATACAAAAAAGGTCGTAGAAAAAGGAATATTAACGGTAAAATTAAATAAGATTATGACAGTCACTCATCATCCAGATCTCGGAAGTCGCAATGGAAGTGCGGGTTTAGCGAGTCAAGTGCGACAAATGCTCGATAGAAGCGAAGTTGTATATGTGCGGGAAAAGGTGTTACGTCAATCTCCCAAGTGTTTAGCCCAGGGATTTGGCATAATGTCGGCTGAGGAATACGCAAGAGCCTGCAGAACTGAAAGAGGTCATTACGCAGTGACGATGCTTGATTATCGTCCTTATAGTCGAGAATACATATACGGATTACTGAATGCATAGGAGTTATGTTTGAAACCATGCGGCAAAGATACAAAAAAGGTCGCAAAATAGAGAATATTTACGGTTAAAAATAGGGATTATGTTACAAAATGAATTTGAAGAAAGGACAAAACTCAGCATCACGGCTGATGAGTTCAATGGTATCAATGCGCTCTACATGGCATGTGGTGATGACATCGACAAAGATGTGTTCTGCAAGTTGTATATGTCTTTCGATGGCCGTTTGGATCTGCTGCATAGGATTGAGCGTGAACATCAGCGGATAAAGGATGCGTTGGATGAAGAGAACCTGCTGCATCGTGAAGCCACTGAGATAGTCAGTGATGCCGCTGACGCTATGCTGGAAATCAGCAGCATGGAAGATTGCTGTAGCCACATACGCAAGGAACTGGAGAAGACTGCCTGGTGGCTCGTTGGAACTGTGGAAGTCATTAAGCGGAAGGTCAAGAGAGGCATAGCCCTGACTCCCAACGAAGTGAGCTATATTGAAGAGAACTTGAAATAATCACTTAAATAATTACAGTTATGGAGAGAAGAATTAAGGTTAGTGACGACTTGCGCAGGAAGATTGCGAAGACGTTCGGAGTGACAGAGACGACAGTACGCAGTGCCCTGCGTTATGATGCCAAGAAGGGGCAGACAGATACTGCGGTGAAGATCAGGGTAATGGCCTTGAAGAATGGTGGCGTGGTGACTGTCAGCCTGCCAGAGTGTGAGACCATTCACGATGAAAAGAACGGTACCATGGTACAGACGTTTGGCAACGGTGCCAAGCTGGTCTTTGACAAGAATGACGGTACAGCCGTAGCCTTCTATAAGGGGCGTGCACGAATGCGCTGGGAGAATGTCATGGTGAGCCAGATCCATGTCATTCAGGAATATGCGGCAGGAATTTAATTAATGATCAGACAGGAGGTAGGTATGTTGGAATATTATGGCAACGTGGCTTGTGTATCAGCCAGGGAACTTGTGGAGAGCGGCATCATGTCGCAGAGCAATTACAAGCAGATGGCCAGTCGCGGCCGTCTGGAGGTGGTTCGCCAAGGTAAGGGTTTGGGTAATTACGCCCTCGTTGCCGTGGACTCCCTTCCTGAGAAATACAAGGCAGAGGTAAAGAAGATGTACCCTGACGGTAACAGGACACGGCTGATGGAGTGGGTGAAGAAGAACTATGAGCGCGATGCGGCAGCCTATTCGTTTTTCTTCGACAAGAAGAACACAGGCGTTGACCTGCCAGCAGACAAAGTGAAGGAATACACCATCAATGCCTCTGTATTGAACTGCTGCATCAAGCTCTATGACAGGGCCTCGATGTGCCAGAAGATGTTCGGGAACCGCTACAACTGGGATGAGATGGCTGCGGTGATCGACTGTCTGCGTGAACTGTATGGCCATACCCTGCCAGCCTCAACGATGCGTTTCAGGAAGAAGGTGGCCGAGTATAAGCGTGACGGGTATATCTGCCTTGTCAGCGGCAAGTTCGGCAACCAGTGTGCCAGGAAGGTAGACCACCGGACAGAGCGCCTTATCCTGGGCATTGCCGTGCTGCCCAACAAGCCATTCAATTCGACTGTTGCCGACATGTATAATCAGTTCGTGTGCGGAGAGCTTGACGTGTGGGATCCAGAGACAGGCGAGATGTTCAATCCTGATGATTTCACGGATAAGTCAGGCGAGCCGATGGTGCTGAGCGAGACCACTATCAGCAACTATCTGAATATGCCCAAGAACCGGGTGCTTGTGGATCATCTCCAGATGTCGTGGACCACCTACATGCACGAGGTGATGCCACACGTTCACCGTCACGCCCCGGAGTTCAGCTTCAGCAAGATCTCGTTTGATGACCGCGACCTGCCTCGCAAGTTGAAGGACACCAAGCAGCGCCCCAAGGCCTACTATGCCTACGACGTGGCCAGCCAGTGCGTTGTCGGCTATGCATACAACAGGAACAAGAACACGGACCTGGTGATTGACTGTTTCCGTTCGTTGTTCCACCTGATAGAGCGCAACGGCTGGGGCTGTCCCGCTCAGGTAGAGGTTGAGAACCATCTTATGAGTCAGTGGCGCGACTCATTCCTGAAGGCTGGCATCATGTTCCCGTTTGTTCGCTTCTGCGCCCCTCAGAACTCACAGGAAAAATACGCAGAGCAGATGAACGGTGCTAAGAAGAAGAGCGTAGAGCACAGGAACCACTTAGGCATTGGCCGTTTCTACGCTAAAGACCGTCACTACAGGACTGAGTCAAAGAAGGTGTTTGACGAACTGAATGACACCTACGAAGACCAGGAGTACTACACATGGGAGCAGCTCATTGCCGAAGACCTGAAGGATATCGAGCAATTCAACCAGACGCTGCACCCCAACCAGAAGAAATACAAGGGCATGACGCGCTGGCAGGTGCTGGTGCAGAATATGAATCCCACACTGCGACCGCTTGACCGTGCGCTGTGGGCAAGATATATCGGTGAGCACGTCAGCACATCGGTGCGCCGTAACTCTTATTGCCGCGTGCAGGGCACCGACTGGTGGCTGAGCCAGACGGAGGTGATCGAGAAGCTGGAGCCCAACAATGTGAAGGTGGAGGCCTACTATCTCTGCAACGAGCAGGGCGAGGCCGTGGATGTTTGGATTTATCAGAATGACATGATGATTGACAAGCTCCAGAACGTGGGCACCTTCAACACGGCCGATGCCGAGCAGACCGACGAAGACCGCGAGATCTTCACGGAGCAGCAGAAGAAGATAGCCCATTTCGGCAAATACGTGCGCGACAACGCGATATCGCGGGTGGGTGTTATGAGTAAGGCCCCGGAGCCAATCAAGGCCCACACGGACGAAATAACGGACTATGCGGCCGAGTCCGAGGAAAAGCAGCCAGAACCAATGCCGGAAGCCTACCAGTTCAAGGATGAGGCAGACGCTTTGGCAGACCTGTAAGAACGATATTTCAATAATATTTAAATATAGTTACAATGGAGATTACAAAAGACATCAAGAAACGGATTTTGGCTGCAATGAAAGCCAACCGTGCAAACTATCCGAGCGACTCGAAGCATGCCTCAAGTCTTGGCATCAGCTCGGCGGTGTACTCACAACTGAATCAGGGACAGACGGAGCGTGTTCTTAGCGAAGCCAACTGGATTTCTATGGCTCGCCGCCTGGGTGTGGAGCTTCGCCCCGGTATGGAGTGGAAGGCGGCTAAGACGGCCACTTTCAAGTACATCTGGGCACAGTTGACCGCCTGTCAGGGCAGCAGCTTAAGTGCCATCATGTGCGACATGCCGAATATCGGTAAGACATTCACGGCGCGCGAGTATGTGAAGGGGCATAAGAACGCCATCTACGTGGACTGCTCACAGGTGAAGACCAAACGCGCCCTGGTGCGCAAGATTGCGAAGGAGTTTGGTGTGAGTGCCAACGGAACCTTTAGCGATATCTACGAGGATCTGGTGTTTTATATCCGTACTGTCGAGAACCCGCTTATCGTGCTTGATGAAGCCGGAGATCTGGCCTACGAGGCTTTCCTGGAGCTGAAGGCTCTCTGGAACGCCACTGAAAGATGCTGCGCCTGGTATATGATGGGAGCTGACGGTCTGAAGGCAAAGATCGACCGCTCGGTTGAAGGCAAGAAGGTCGGGTATGCAGAGATGCTGAGCCGCTACGGTGACCGTTTCTGTAAGGTGACTCCAGACGACGGGAAGGAGCGCACGGCATTCCTGATCGAGCAGGCCCGTGTGGTGGCCGAGGCCAACGCCCCTGAGGGTGCTGACGTTCGCCAGATCGTATTGAAGACCGGCGGTGCTCTTCGTCGCGTATATACGGAGATTGAGAAGTATAAGGCCGTATGATAGATGTGACAAAAGTATATCCCCAAGGTACAGTCTTCCAGTTGCTGTTGAAGAGCCAGGAGGCCACAGGCGTAGTAAACGAGTGGCTGGAGATGAACCGTCAGGCAGACCTGCGTATCCGAAGGGCGAAGACACATGGACATGTCGTTATTGAGACAACTGAGGTGATATTTGCAGGCCATATCATCCAATGGTGGCCTGAGACTAAGGTAAATGTAAAGGAGCCGGGGAAATGAGCAAGCGGGCATACAGTGTAGTGAATATCGAGGCGATCAAGTATGAGTGCCTTAACTGGGATGACTACTGGCGCAATCCATTCGGCAACCCGGCGATGGATAGCACGTGGTTTATCCTTGGCCCTTCTGCCAGTGGCAAGAGCTCGTTTGTGATGCAATTAGGCCGTGAGCTATGCAGGAAAGGCCCCGTTCTCTATGTGAGCTATGAGGAAGGTGTCAGGATGGAGTTTCAGCGTCGTTTGAAGTATCTGCACATGAGAGATGTAAGCGGGAGCTTCTCAGTGATTACCGATGACAGCTATGAGGAACTGACTGAGCGCCTGACCCGTCCGAAGTCAGCAAGGTTCGTGATTATCGATTCTTTCCAGTATAGTGGGTGGACTTATGAGCAGGCCAAGGCCTTGGTTGAAAGATTCCCCAAGAAAGGCTTTATCTTTGTGAGCCAGGAATACAAGGGACAGCCGCTGGGAAAGGCAGCCGTCAGGCTTCGCTACATGGCAGACATGAAAGTCAGGGTTGCCGGATATAAGGCATATTGCCAGGGACGCGCAACAGGGGAGCCGGGCTGTTTCTTCCCCGTGTGGGATGAAGGAATATTAATGACATCAAACAATTTATAGAGTGTATGAGTATGAAGAAGCAAGTCATCTTATTAGAAACGCCTCCCACCATTCAGGAAGGGAAGCCAGAACACTTTGTCGTAGATGGCTTCACTTGTCCGGAATGTCGTGGGAACAAAAGAGTCTGGCGGCAGAATTTCGATGATGCCGATGTGGATATGCGCGGATGGGGGGAAACGGTTTGCCCCGTCTGTGGCGGTACTGGAGAGGTTGAAGCGGAAGTAACGGTGAACTGGAGAAAGCAGGAGGATAAATCATGAGAGTATATATCAGCGGGAAGATTGGTGAGGAAGTACCAAGCCCGGAGACCCTTGAGAAATTCAAGATGGCGGAGATTGCGATGCGTGCTATGGGATATGAGGTCTTTAATCCCACTGCCAGCGGATTAGGTAAAAAGGCCGAGGAACTGGCTAAAAGACTCAGTAAAGAAAGCGGGCGAGAGGTTGAGTGGTATGATGCCATTATGCTGCTTGATTTGGAAGAGCTGGCCAAGTGTGATGCCATCTGCCTTTTGGATGACTGGAAGGACTCTGACGGGGCCAGTACTGAGGCTTTATATGCTTATGCTACCAAGAAACATTTTATTTATCATGGTAAGTAATACAGGGTATGGAAATAGCAATAGTAACAGTCTGTTTTAAATTGAAAAAAGATAGTGTTCGCCAGTCACTGACTGAACGTTTCGTTGTTATGACCCCTAAGCACTCTCTCAAAAAAGTGCAAGGCTTATCCGTCCAAAAGGTGGAGTCATTGAAACGTGGAATGATGAAGGATGTTCCGGGAATGGACGTGTCTTACACTATATCAATAAAGTTTGTGAAGCCATTGGATATATTCTTTCTTGACGAAAAGGGAAAGGAGGTCTTATGCAGGAGATAACAAACTTTGCCCGTTTTTACGGGGTGTTTAACAAGCTCAGCCACAAGGGTGACAAAGAGGAACTGAAAAGCGACCTGGTACGTCAGGCTACCAATGGTCGGACTGAGAGCCTGAGGGAAGTGACACGCAGGGAGTATGAGGATCTCTGCTCTTCACTGGAGCGGATGGTGCCCGGGGCAGCTGTGCAGAGTGCTATTGTGGCTGAACTGAAACGGCAGCGTAGCATAGCCCTCCACCAGATGCAGAAGATGGGCGTTGACACAACGGACTGGAACCGCATCAATGCACTGTGCAAGGATCAGAGGATCGCGGGTAAGCTGTTTGGCCAGATGACAGCTGAGGAACTGGCAGCAATGACAGTGAAACTGCGTGCCATTGAGCGCAAGGGCGGTTTCAGATATGTCGATGATGTAGGTGAAAAAGCTACAATAGTGAATATCAACAAATAGTATTAACTTAAAAACTTCAGAATTATGATTGAGGAAGAGATTAATGAGGAGATCCGGGACGATCTGTTGGAAACGTTGCTAACCGATTTAGACGATATGATTATGGACGGGAAACGAAACGGACTGGTTTCAGCAGGGCTAGTCGGTAAGACGATCGTGAAGTGTGATGATCAGAAATGTGAGACATGCCCCAATGAGAGTTTCGAATGTCAGAAACTGATATGCTCAGGCGGACATGTATGTGTATGGGAATAGTTTAATAGCTAATTGAATAAGATTTATGGCAACAAGACAGAAAAAGACAGTGATTAGCGGTGTGACCCGTGAGGCCGCAGATGTAGCATTCGCAACCTTCGCAAAGGCCGATGCAAGTATTAACAAGATCAATGCGGACATTGAGCTCCAGTGTGCCAAGATCCGTGAGAAGCGCCAGGCAGAACTTACTGCCCTGACTGCCGAGCGTGACCATGCATTTGACACGCTCCAGGCCTTCGCCACAGAGAACCAGGCGGAACTGTTCTCAAAGAAGAAGAGCCTCGACATGGCACATGGTACCATCGGCTTCCGCACCGGCACTCCAAAGCTGAAGACCCTGAAAGGCTTCACCTGGGCCTCCGCTTTGGAACTGGTTAAGGCTTTCATGCCTTCATCCTATATCCGCAAGGTTGATGAAATAGCAAAAGACAAGCTGTTGGCCGACCGCGACCTGGAGGATGTGAAGATAACCGAAAGCGGCCTGATGGAGCAGGAGGTTACGATGAAGGTGGCAATGGCCAAGTGCGGTATTCAGGTTGTTCAGGATGAAACCTTCTATGTGGAACCGAAGAAAGAGGAGGCTGAGTGATGAAGAAGACCGTAAGACGGGACCCCAAAGTGACCCTGTGCCGTATGTGTGGCGGCACAGGTCACATCAGCAGCAGCGGTGAGCATCCTGCCGTGTGTCCCCAGTGCGAGGGCAGCGGGCGAGTGACGGTAAGCGGCATCATGCATCTGGACATCAGGGCTTATAAGCCGAAAGAGACAACGTAACGCAATCAGCTGATGAAGAAACATAAACGTAACGGACGTGGAATATCCTACAAAGTGCGCGTAGCTGAAGTGAACCGCATCTACGACGAACACCGACGCTCAGGTCTCTCGAATGTAGAGATCTGGCGTCGCTACGTCTATCCGAAGTTCTTCATCAGCGAGCGCACCTTCTACAACATGCTCAACGCATCGGCAGTCATAGACACTGAGGAAGTACACAAGGAAATGGAGCAATGGCTACCGTTTAATTTTGACTGATATGGCGAATAACAGCGACTACCAGGAGATTGTCCGCAGGATCCTTCAGGATATCAGGGTGGAGATGGCCGACGAGTTCGACAGGAACTTCGAGCGTCAGGCCTTCTTCAATGAAGCCTGGGAGCGCAGGAAGAGCCCGACGCGTCCGGGCGACCGTGCGCTGGTAAATACCGGTGGCCTTCGCCGTAGCATCCGTGTGCGTGAGACCGATAGTAGCATCATCTTCTATACCGACCACCCGGCAGCAGCTATCCATAACGAGGGTGGCGACATCATGGTGACGCAGAAGATGAAGAGATTCTTCTGGCACAAGTACTACGAGACCACGGGGGCTTTCGGTCGCAAGAAGGATGGCAGCAGACGGAATGACAAACGGACTGTCAGGTTGTCGACCGAGGCCGAATTCTGGAAGTTCATGGCCTTGAAGAAGGCAGGCTCTGTGATCCATATCCCGAAGCGCAAGTTCCTCGGTGCCGGACCAGAGGTCGAGAAGGCTGTAAGGCAGATAGTAGAAGAGAACCTGGAAGAGTATTTCAATGTAGAATTTAAACTTATGGAACGATGAGAAAGGAATTGTATAATATGATCTGTGAGCGCCTCGGTGCTTTGGAAGATATCAAGTATATCGACCTGTGGAACCACAACGTGGAGTTCATCGAGCAGGAGGATAGCTGGGAACGTCCGGCGGTGTTCGTGGAGTTCTGCCCGATAGAGTGGAAGACAATCGTGCATGGTGTGGACTACAGGGCAGAGCCGTTGGTGAAGCTTCACATTGTGACTGACTGGAAAGGCAGTTCTGCCGATGGCAGTGAATTCAAGGAAGAGGCCTTGAAGGTGTTCGATCTTTGCGAGCAAATTCATGAGGCCTTGTGCCTGATGGGTGGCACCACCTTCAAACAATTTGACCTTGTGGAGAGCCTTACGAACCACAATCACGAGGATATTCTTGAGAATATCGAGGTATACCAGTGTGTGGCATTCAGGAAACTATAATCAAAAAGTAATATCTATGGAAGTATTCAAAAGTTATCATATGTTCGGTCTGCATTTCTATATTAGCAGCCGAAGGATGTCACGGGAGCAGAACTGTTCGGCAAGGATTCGTGAGAACCGTAAGAAATTGAGGGTCATCAAACGAAGCCTGTATAAGAAGAGTGGCGGGTGTTGCCAGGAGTGCGGCAAAAAGTTAGAGATGGATGGTTTGGAGATTCATCACATTATTCCTACCAGTGAGAATCCGAACTTGGTGGTGAGCATAAATAATATTCACCTTGTCTGTCCGGAATGCCACGCAAGGCTTCATGGAAGGCCGCTGGGGGGGTAAAAACAAAGAAAATGAGCAATAACATAAAAAAAATCCGCAAAACGTTTGGAGGTTGCGGATTTTTTTGTATCTTTGCAGCATCCAAGTTTGGCCAGGTCAGGGAGCCTTCGGGTCTGACGTGGCTTTTTTATTGGAAATCGAAGTACTTTAATTCAAGCCCTTTTGCACTATTTATAGCACAGATTATATGCTTTAGATAGATGTGCTGTGGTTTTAACGACTTCATATATTCATAGCCTTTGTTGATTTTCTCTGGAGCGAACATAGTAGGGTCATCAAAGTACAAACAGATAGTGTCTGCTGTCTCGTGCACATCTGGACGCGAATTGTACCTTATAAGCTGACGATTTTTTTCTTTAATGGCAGAACCGTAAAAGTCTTTGATTTTGGTAATAGATTTAATATCCATACGAACACCATCCAATATCATATCAAGGGCCGCATACTTATTGCCGTCGCGGCCTTTCCTGCTTTCGTCACACAGAACCACACTATGACCGCATGAATACAGACTATCAGCAAGTTTTCTTTCGAGCCGGGTACCTTCGTCTCTTTCTTTATTGTGACCACGATGAGTAGCTTTTAATGCACCATTCTCAGGATTAAACTCCACATCCACATAACGACTATCCTTTGAAAGCCTATCATATAGTTTTCTGTTTTGCTCAATACGTTCACGCTCTGATTTCTGTGTCTTTCCTTCATAACACTGCCGTATGAGTTTGCATTTCTCGCACAATTCATTTTCTGGAACAAAAGCAAGGTTGGTTTTGCCTTTGGCGATGTCGCAGTTGCGGCAGCGGGAGATGGTGTAGGGGTTGTAGTCAGGTACCGACTTCTGCTCAAGGCCTGAGTTGAAGCGGAAGATTCCCTTAGAATCTTTGGCTGTAGCATCAGCTCCGCGCTGCATGGCCTCGTCGTGAGGCGTGACGGGATACTTGGACTTGCGTACCTGTACGACTGTGCAGCGGCAGTTCCATCCGTTGGGCGGGAAGTACTCACGCCAGAAGGGGTCATCGATGGGCAGGGTGACGCCATGGAGCGCTGCATGCTCAGGGCGAACTTTCTCATCCCCGGCTGTGCGGTACTGTAGGTTGTAGCGGTCCCCGTCTTGAGCGAACTCCTCCCACTTGGCCGCCATGTCGGCAGAGGCATTGACGAAGTTGTACTCAGCCCGGAGGTAGTGACGGTTGTAGGTCTCATCGATCTTCCGTACATCGTTTAAGAAGCGTTCGAAGGGCTTTCGTTCGCCGTTTGAATCGAGTAACGAGAAGGCTTCATTGCACTCATGGAAGGTCTTGATGCCGGAGAAGATGTAGTTGGACTGCTGCAGGCGCTGTCGCATGATATCGGATAGCGGTGCGCGCTGCATGGCAGAGTCGAGGATGGAGGCATGTGTGGTGATAAAGTTCTGGGCATCAGGCTCGGCGAGGATATCGATGCGGAGCTGTGAGCCCTCTTCGCTGTAGAGAGCCTTCATCATCCTCTTGAACGCCTCGGCCAAACGCAGACGGTCATCGTCGGGGATATCGGAACCCAGTTCTACCGGAGCATCCTTCAGGATCTCTTCGTAGCGTCTGTGCAGCCCCAGATAGTCGCTGGGGCTCAGTCGAAAAAACTGCTCTCATCAGGCCTGTGTTGCGGCTGGGGCTGCTGCTGTCTTCGCTTCCCAACAGGGATGCCGTATTTATTCTCGAAGTACTTGCTCTCAACCTCGTAGTTGTTGACAACCAGTTCCTCGATGGCCTTCTGCTGCTCAGGCGTGTAGTCTACTGAGTCATCCCATTCGAAGTGCAGCCCTTTGAGCGGGAAGCCATGACGTATCATGCGTGGGATTAGCTGCTCGTTAATAATGTCGCAAAGCATATCGCGGTCAGCGTCCACAAGATTCTGGAACACCTCCAGATGCGTTTCCGACTGACTGAGTGAGCTGCCGTCCTCGATGGTCATTGTCTGGCCGATAACCAATTTTGAAAGTTCCGAGTTGGCACGATCCACACGTTTGTCATAGACATTGAAGGCGTCGCCCTTGGTGCTCTCCACCACTTCGATATCTGTACCCTCTTGGAACATACCCCACATTGCAGCACCCATTTCGTCGAGCATCTTTTCCATCTTGGCCAGTTCCTTTTCGTCACGGGTAGTGGTGTGGGCTATACGCATGGGCATGCCGAAGATCTCCGCGAAGGTATCCCAAAAAGCCAGCGCATTCTTTTTTGGAATGGTCTGTGTGGCTGCCTTCAGGAACAATCCTAAGGAGTCAGGCTGTCCCACCTCGACAAGCCAGTCGCTGAACGGCGGCTGGTGGTAGTCGATTCCGGTAGTCCAGTCCATGCCCAAATCGGTGATGACGCGGTGATATTCAGGAATGACGTGCTTGCGCGGTATGAGTTTCACGCCGCTATAGGCAAGCCGCCCGTTAATGTCAGTAGCCAGATCGCCCAACTCAATGAGCGAGTGACCCCAATAGTTAGCGTCGAGCGCATAATGCATGAGTTGCTTGAACCAGGGCTTTGCAAAGAAGCCGGCTGCTTCCTCATTCTCATTTCCCTTTTCATCAACCAGCTTAAACGACCGTGCCAGCACAAAGCCCTCACGCTGCAAGATACAGCCCGACAAATGGAGGTCGACATCTACATCGCGGTAGATGTCATAAAGCCGCTGTCGGTTGGGATAGTCCACATTGATGGCCATCTGCCATGCATTGCGCCAGTCGCCCATATCCTTACGTGTGAGCGCGTCCGTCTGCCGCTGTAGCTGTACGACGGTCTTCTTCAGCCGCTTGCGGTCGCTCTCCCTGGCCAGGTTGAAATCCCCATATTTGGAGTGTAACACTTTATTATTCTTCTCCTTTTTCATATCACCAGTTATGATTTAGTTTCTTCTGAGAATTATATTTGAAGAGGAAGCCTGTGGGCTCTCCGTTCTCATCGGTTGCAAGTGGGAGGTCTGGCAGGATCTTTTCGGCCTGTACGCCCTCCAGCCACTTGATTGCCCGTTCATAGCGTTCCTTTCGTATTTCCATGCCCATCTTCTGCGGCATTGATGCGGCCATGTGATATAGGGCGCAGTCGCAGGTGTACATGACCACAATGCGGTTGCGATTATTACCCTCGGCACTGAATACGGCCTCTGTGTCGTATTTCGGACGGAGATATCCTGCAATCTCCTCTATGGCCATGGTCTCGGCGTTGGCACGGTTCTCGGCACTGACCTGAGTAACGATGCGTAGCGCATTGTCGCCGATAACCACCTTATAGTCTTCGTCTGTGATGAACATATCAAAACCTATTTAGTTACGAATAAAGCACATTTCTCGATATCATGAACCGTAAGGCCTTTCCTAAAAAAGTGGGTCGAAACCAAAGATCTGATTTTCTTCTTGGATACCACGACGGGTTTTCCGTTGTACATGATGACAAATTGCTTGCGTCCCGTAAGATTTTGCACTTCGACAGCCTTCCTGACGGCCCGTTTGTAGCGCCATCCGAAAATAATGTCTTTAATAAATTGTATCATATTACCATATATTTTTAGGGCTCTGACGTTTGCCGAGCTTAGGTGAGAACTTCTGTATGCGCGTGTTCTTTTGTAATATGTAGATGGCTCCTTCGTCGGCATCCGGCGCATCATCGTTGCCGCTCATTCCCTTCTGGAAGGCCAAGGTCTGCTCCAGTCCCGCCTGCATGTCAGGGTCATCCTTCTGCGACTCATCGTAGAATACGAAGCCGCGTTCCCATAACGGGCTGATAGCCTCAATACGCTGGAACTTATCAGGCTTCTTTCGTTTGTCGCCGGTGATTGGCAGCTGGTATCCTCTAAGCTCTCCCTCAGTGGTGAAGTCATCGAGTATCATATCCTGCATGAATGAAGCCTCCATAAAGAAGCGGATGGCAATGCCTATTTCCTGCCCCCACTCATAGAGGTCATAGCACCACCTTACCATTTCGGCAAGCGAAGTCTTGCGGACAAACGCCCTCAGATGCCAGAGGTTCGTCTTGTGCTTACCCCACAGTTTCGCGGACTTGGTATCGTTTTTTTGAGTGCCTTTCCACGACGGGTCGATGTAAAGGACGAATTCAGAGAACTCCTTCCATTTCGGACGCCTGGCCCAACGGATCCACTCATGCTTGAACACATTACCCTCCACAATCGGGTTGTGCATCATCTCCTTGTTCCAAGCCCGGTAGCCGACAAACTCTTCATAAGCCCGTGCCTCTTCCTTAGTCCATTTATCCTTCCATACTGGGTTGCCCTCATTGTCAACTGCATAGACAGTCGAAACGTGTACGCCCTTTGTGGCACAGATGTTGGCCAGTACTGAGGTCTTGCTTATGAGGTTTCCCACCATGATAAAGCGGCCACGTCCTACGTCAAGCGCACCGAAAAGAGCCTCTTTTACCCAATCCGTCAGCTCGCCTACACGCCGCTTATTACGGCACAGCTCATCATCGTCAAGGTCGTCGATGACGATGTAGTCTGGACGTGCCTCGCGCTTTCTGAGGCCACGCGGAGACTGTCCGCGTCCGCATGCCAGGAAGTGGACGCCCGAGCGCGTGGTGAATTCCCCCTCCGTCCAGTCGCCAAGGGTCATCTGTTCCCCGTAGTCGGAGATAATACGCTTGTTGTACTGAAGCTCAGCCTGAATGTCGCCCAACAGTCGCATGGCACTGTCCTCAGACTTACCGACAACCACCATGAAGCTGATGAGTCGCTTGGGCTGGAACATCAACCAGAGCGGCATGAAGATGTCGAAGTGTGTGGATTTGGCATGTCCGCGTGGCCACTTGAACACGGCCTTGAGGTTAGGCGTGTTCTTCACCTTCTGCGCTGCCTGGTTATGGAACGGCGCATTATGCACGATTCGGACGGGTTCTCCCGTCACTTTGTCACGCAGTGTGAGGAAATGGGGAAAGTAGTACTCACAGAAAGCGGCGTAGTCTTTCTGGAGCCTGCGAATGCGCTGTTCCCTCTGCGACTGGCTTTCACTTGTGAGCTGTGAAGTCTCTGTAAGCGACTGTATTTGCTTACAGTGATCCTGCCATTGCTCAAGTGCCTGTTTCCTTTCCGCTGCTGTCATGGGGCGGTGAGTTTATAGTTCGGCACTTGGGGCCATCTTTTCCATGAGGAACTGGTTCTGGTACTTGTTGATGGCCTTGATGAGTTCCGGGGTGATTTCCGGGTCAAACTCAGCGTTGTACTGGAGCCACTTGTTGAACGCCATGAACACCTCGATGGCATCCACCACGTTGGCCTTCTTATCAAGCTTCTCGACTACGGCACTCAGCTTAGAGAGCTTGTCGGCCAGTGAACCAATCAGTGTCGGGTCGTTGGACTTGTTGACGTTCTCAATGAGTTGGTCAATGGTGAGCAGCAGTTTGTTCACCAGTTCCGGGCGTGTGATGCTCTTTGCGGCTCGTGCCTCCTTCCATCCTTCCTTCGTACACCAGGAAGATATGGTAACTCGTGATACTCCCAACCGTTCTGCAATTTCCTGTTGCTCCATGCCGGACATATACAGTGAACGTCCGAGCTGTTTCTTGTTTTCAAGTTCTGCTTTTGTCATTGCGCTATTACTTTTTATTGCGATTTTGCAGTGCAAAATTGCATAAAAAGGGCCATACTAACAAATAACGGTGTACTCGTTGCAGCCTTTACCGCAAGGGTTGCAGCGTTTTTTGGAAGGTTGCCGAAATTGCCGTAATATTGCACTCAAATTCATAAGTGAAATGAAAAGAGTAAGAATTACAAACGACAGTCTCAACAGCTACGGGTTCCGTGTGCTGACCTCAGGTGCCGACATTGTACAGTACCAGCGTAATCCAGTGCTCCTTTACATGCACGAGCGCGGTAAAGTAATAGGTGTCATGAAGGATCTGAAGGTTGAGAACGGCGAGATAACGGGTGAGCCCTTTTTTGACGAAGCCACTGAACTGAGCCGTCAGTGCAAGAAACAGTATGAGGTGGGTAGTCTTCGCATGGTAAGCGTTGGCATCGATCCCCTTGAGACCAGCGATGCTAGGGAACTGCTCCTTGAAGGCCAGACGCGGCCGACGGTGACCAAGTGGAAGCTGGTAGAGGTGTCGCTGGTTGATATCGGTGCCAACGATGATGCCATTGTCATGAAGGGTGACGGCACCATTATCGAACTTGAAAAGGACGGCAGCTGCATGTTGCCACTATTGAATAACAAAACAAATTATCAGGAAACAATGAATTTAGAATCAATTGCCCTGAAACTGGGGCTGGCCAAGGAGGCCGATGAGAAGGCAGTTCTCGACAAGATTGCGGAATTGCAGCAGGAGGCAAGCGACGCAGTTACTCTCCGTACGGAGAATGACAGCCTGAAGCTTGCGGGTATTGTAACGCTGGTGGACGGCGCCATTGGCGAGAAGAAGATCGGTGCCGACAAGAAGGATCAGTTCGTGAATCTCGGTAAGAAGATTGGTCTTGAGGAACTGAAGAAGACCTTCGGCGCAATGTCCGCCCATGTGAAGGTGAGCGAACTGCTCAGCCATCAGGGAGGTTCTCCAGCAGGCGGTGAGTATAAGAAATTGAGTGATGTCCCGGCAGACAAGCTTATCGAACTCCGTGAGAAAGAGCCCGAGACCTACAAGCGCCTATACAAGGCAGAGTATGGCTTTGAATGTGAGATCTAAAAATATACGAATTTAAATCCAGAAGAGTATGAAGAAAATTATTCTTATGTCGATCGCCATTTTGGCGAACTGTCTGACAGGTTCGGCCTGCGCTTATGCCATCGGTGCCGATCCTCTTGTCGGAGCCGGTGCAATGGTAGCTGTCGGTTCCGTGTTTGGGAACCTTGTTCCCCAGGGTGCCTTCGGTGCCGGTGTCTACACAGAAGTCTGGACCGGTGAGTTGGTGAAGTTCCTCCGTCGGGGTCTTGAGGCCACATGGCTGGATGGTATTCCCGACCAGTCGAGTATTGTGGACAACGATGTAATCCACCTGGTTGATGTTGGTGTGGATCCCGACGTGCTGATCAACAACACGACGTACCCGATTCCCTTGCAGGCTCTTGATGACCAGGATATCGCCATCAGTCTTGACAAATTCCAGACTAAGGTGACTCCTATCACCGATGACGAGCTCTACGCTATCAGCTACGATAAAATGGGCCGCGTGAAAGAGAGTCACGGCAATGCCATCAAGGATGCCAAGTTCAGGAAGGCAGCTCATGCGTTCTGTGCCAACAATAACACCGTCAAGACACCGGTACTGGCTACCACCGGGGCACGCGATCCTGAGACGGGGCGCCTGATGCTCACGACTGCCGACCTTGTCCGTATGAAGAAAGCGATGGATAAGTTAGGTGTTCCGACGGAAGGCCGTCGCCTAGTGCTCTGCAACGACCACGTAAACGACCTGCTGGCCGTTGACCAGAAGTTCAAGGAGCAGTACAACATAGACCGCAACAACGGTACCGTAGGCCGCCTGTACGGCTTCGACATCTATGAGTTCGCCAACAATCCCCTGTACACTCCAGCCGGTGTGAAGAAGGCTTTGGGTGCTACCGCCGAGACGGGCGAGTTCCAGTGCTCCTTCGCTTTCTACACCCAGCGCGTGTTCAAGGCCACTGGCTCGACGAAGATGTACTACAGCCCCGCCGACACCGACCCAGAGTACCAGCGCAACAAGGTGAACTTCCGCCACATGTTCATCGCCATGCCCAAGAAGCAGGATGCAGGTGTGGTGATGTATAGCGGTTATCAGTCCGCCTCTAACGTTCAGGAGGGATAAGTATGAAGGTAAAGGTAATTGAACAGTTCCGTGACAAGCATGATCACGAGACGATGTATAAAGAGGGTACCATCCTGGAAGTGCAGGATGAGAATCGCGCCAAGTCACTTATTGACCGCAAGCTCGCCAAGGAGTTCAAGGGCAACCAGAAGGCTGCCATGACCCTGACGGAGCCTGTAGCTGGAGACCAGCATGAGCCTGATACCACCGGAGAAGGCGGACAATCAGATGCCCAGGATGACGGCAGTGCCACTTCTAGCAAGTAGACTGTGAGCTATGGCCAGACTTAAATATCTTGTCATTCATTGTACTGCGACCCCGGAGGGGCGAGAGGTGTCAAGCGGCGACATCCGCCATTGGCACTGCGACCCGAAGCCAAAGGGAAACGGCTGGAAGCAGGTCGGGTATACCGACATGTTCCACCTGAACGGGGGTGTTGAGCGCCTTGCAGACAACAATGAGGATGCCGAGGTTGACCCATGGGAGATCACCAACGGCGCAAAAGGCTTCAACAGCGTGAGCCGCCACATCGTGTATGTGGGAGGCGTGGACAAGAATTTCCAGCCGAAGGACACGCGCACGGAAGCCCAGAAAGCGGCCATGGAGAAATATGTGAAGAACTTCCACCGGAAGCACCCAGAGGTGAGGATCATCGGTCACCGGCAGTTGAACGCGTCGAAGGCCTGTCCGAGTTTCTCTGTGCCCCGGTGGCTTCAGCAGATCGGGATCAAACAGGATTAAAACACTCTTTAAAGGCAATGGAAACGATACTCCAGATACTTCAATGGTCCATTCCTTCCGGCGGTTTAGGAGCTGCCATTACGTGGTTTGTGAACCGAAGGCTGAACCAGACCAGGACGAAGAAGGAGATACATGACACCTTCAAGCAGATGTATGAGGATGTGTCGGCACTGTTGCTGGAGGTACAGAATAAGAATGACGAACTTACAGTAAAGGTCAATGAAAAGACAGAAAATGAAACGCGGCTCATCAGGGCTGTCAACCGGCTTTCCAGGGCTATGGAGGCAATTCCTCTGTGCGACTACCATGCTCAGTGTCCTGTGCTTGGTGAGCTGCGGCTCGACGAAGGCGGCTGCACGGGCGGAAACGAAACGGGCGGAGGCATCCAGCCTTCAGAGCAACGTAGCGCTTCGTCTGGTAAGCGGTCCGGACGGCGTCACCCCCGAAACGGCAAGTCTAAGAATCCCGATGTCGGCGATTCAGAATCTCCCGGAGGGGGCCGAGTACAGTCACCAGAAGGGGAACACCCGGGCGACGATCAGGCGTGAGCCCGGTGACAGCCTTCTCGTGTCGGCGACAGGCCTGACAGGCTTGCATAAGCCCTTGTCACTGGAGTTTGACGCGGGTGGTATCTTCAAAAGGTCGGACTCCCTGCTTTCACGCTCAGATGCCAGTGACGCCCCTCTCCCCCGGGGACAGCCTGAGAAGAATTCCAGCAACACCAGAGAACTGTTATTCATTGCTGTCATAATCCTGGTACTCATCGGAATGATAGCGTATGAGAGTCATAAACATCAAAAACAATAGAAGAATATGGACAACAATTTTATCTATGGCATAGCCAAACTGGAAATCGGCTCCGTGGGAGCTAACAATGCTATCACCTACGCTGAGATCGGCTACATTGAGAAGGGTTCCTTCCAGTGGGGCGGCTCTGCTCCTGAGAGCGTAGACGTGGAAGCCGAGCAGGTGCCTTCAGCACCGGTGCTCGTCCTGCGACAGAAGAACGGTACCATCGCTCCGCAGTTCAACCTGATCCAGCTTGACGTGAACAACCTCAAAGCCGTGATGGGCGGTACGCTGTCGAACAGCAACAAGACCTGGAACGCCCCGAGCGAGCTGGTGACCCTGACCGCCCCGGTAAAGATTACTACCCAGGGCGGTGCAGTGATCAGTATTGCCAATGCCGAGATCCTGGCTAACCTGTCGGGCAACCTGACCCTGACCGAGGTTTCGAAGATCCAGGTGACGCTGAAGGTGCTTGCACCGGCAAGCGGCTCGCCGTACAGCATCGACTTCACTCCCGAGGCATAGTCCTATGGATGAACGAAGAATACAACAGGAGGCAGCGGAGGCCCTGCTTGATGCCGGGGTCTCCGTTCCTCTTAAACCCCTCAGGATCCCGTTCAGGAAGAATCCTTTTGTCATCCGCCTGACGATGAAGCGCCCGCGCCTGTCTACTCAGATCAGGATTGCCATTATCTACCTCGGCCTGGGCGTGACAGCAGACCAGATGGTGAAGTTCACCAAGGAGGAGGACATGAAGCTCCTTGCGGAGCACGGCAGGGACATCGCCAGAATGGCCGCATACGCCGTCTGTTGCACATCGCTACGCACCAGGCTTTTCGGCAGGCTGCTGACATGGGTGTTCATGCACTGTGTCGATCCTCCCTACCTGATGGCGGCACTCACGCGGTTCGTGATGCTGCTGGGTACGAGGTCTTTTACGAATATTATCAGATCAGTACAGATGACGAATCCTCTGAGGCTGAGACTGAGCCAAAAAAGGAAGGGGAGTTAAAGAGCGAATACGAAAGTTCCCATAGCCCTTTCGGTATGGTCTGGCAGATAGCTGAAGCCACAGGCTGGAGCAAGGAGTACATCCTTGACGGTATCAACTACCAGACGCTGCTGCTGATGATAGCGGACGCACCCCACTATGTCAGCGGGAAGAAAGAAGAGAAAAAGGGTGCAGACGGTAACGGAAAAGACGAGGTGCTGGAATTCTTCCAGAGCAACCTATCACTATAAAAGCGGTACATAGCAGATGAAACCAGTAGAAATAGAAATCCTGATGAAAGGCAACCTTGGACGGGGTCTTGATGACGCACGGTGTAAGGCCGAGTCGCTGGACTCTGTGCTGAAGAGGGTCGGCGCTACGGTTGGCATCGCATTCGGTACCCGCGAGGCCATCGACTTTGCCCGCAGGATCATGGAAGTTCGCGGCGAGGTGGAGAGCCTCCAGATTTCATTCGAGACGCTTGCGGGAAAGACGAAAGGCCAGAAGCTTTTCGGCGACATCCGCGAGTTTGCCGTAAACACTCCCATGATGATGCAGGATCTGGCGAAGGGCGCGCAGACGCTTCTGGGCTTCAACATCGAGGCTGAGAAGGTGATGCCCATCCTTCGCCAGATCGGTGACATCTCCATGGGTGACGCCCAGAAATTCAACTCGCTGACATTGGCCTTCGCGCAGATGTCATCAACAGGCAAGCTGATGGGACAGGATCTGCTCCAGATGATCAATGCCGGCTTCAACCCGCTCGTGGTGATCTCCGAGAAGACGGGTAAGAGCATGGCAGCCCTGAAGAAGGAGATGAGTGAGGGCAGAATCAGCGTAAAGATGGTGGAGGACGCCTTTGCCTCTGCCACTGCTGAGGGCGGCAGGTTCCACGGGATGCTGGAGAAACAGTCGAAAGGCATCAAGGGAGCGATGAGCAATCTCCAGGGAGCCTGGGAGGATATGCTGAACGATATCGGCGAGAAGAGCCAGGGAAGGATGGTGGAAGCCATTAACATCGTACAGCAGCTGGTGAAGAACTACGAGAAGGTCCTTGACGTCCTGGCACAGATCGTAGTGGCATACGGTTCGTATAAAGGAGCCCTGATGGCAGTCGTTGCCGTCCAGAAGGCCATGGCCATTGCAGAGAATATCCGCCTGGTAATGATGTTCAGGAAGGAGATGGGGCTTCTTACCGCTGCACAGCAGGCCTTCAACCGTGCCGCCCTGGTGAACCCTTACGTGCTCATTGGCGTTGCCGCTGCTGGTGCCGGGGTGGCCGTCTATAACCTTGCGAAGGCCGATAATTCAGCCGAAGCTGCCCAGAAAGCACTTAACAAGACGCTGGAGGATGCAGACAAGCTGGCCAAAGATAACCAGCGGGAGCTGGAGGAACTGACGCGGACGGCCACCGACGAGGCAGCGAGCACCGACGACCGGCGGACAGCCATGCAGCAGCTGATCGACAAATACCCGAACATCATCAAGAAATACATTGACGAGAAGGGCCATCTGACGGATATCATCAACCTGAAACGTGAGATTGCCCGTCTGGACGGTCAGGAAAAAGCCGGTAAGTTGGAAGAGGAGACCAATAAGGCAAAAAGGTACCTGGAACTGTACGATAAGTCGCGCAAGGGTAACCAGCTATCCGATGGTGAACGCAAGATTATGAACCAGCTGGCGGATGAGATCTGGGACCAGCAGTCGTTCTGGACCAAGACTATATCAGGCTCCAGAGGAAAGTTCGTCGCAGACTACTACCGGAACCAATTACCGGGACTTCAGCGATCTTATGCCAGGACCAAGACCGAAAACGCTCTCAGGGAGTACAATAACGGGTTGGAGCAGATGACCGACGAACAGTTGGAAAGAATGGCCAATACAGCCCATAGGGCCTTGGAAAAGATCGGTGACAGCAATAATTCCATCATGGATATCTATACCCACGATTTCCTGACCAAGGCAGACCTTGGGGAACGCTTGGGGCTAATAGGATCGATCCTGGACAAGCGCCACCCGGCTAAGGATACCACAGACATCAACAAATCGGGCAGGAAAGACACCCTGAAAGAGCAGCGTGAGCAGGAAGCCAAGGCCATCGAGGAGGAGCGCCGCTGGCAGGAAGAGATAGCCAAGATCAAAAGGAATGCTGAAGACGCCCAACGCGATGCCAAGATTGCCGCCATCGAAGATGACGGACAGCGCGAGCGTGCAGAACAGGATGAGCAGCATAACCGCCGGCTCCGCCAGATCCAGGATCAGGCTGACGAGATGAGGAAAGCCATCTATGAGCATAACAAAACCGTGTGGGAGGATGCTCATAAAGACAGTCCATACGTGCTGACAGAGGAAGGGCTGAAAGGCTGGAAGGGAATAGAACTGCCTGAATGGCAGAAAAACCAGATCAATGCGGAATTGGAAAAAGAGAACGCAGATCACCTGCGACTAGTACGCCAGCGTCTCCAGGACGAACTTCAGGCCCAGCGCGAATATCTGGTTGAGTTTGGCACCTACGAGGAGAAACGCAAGGCCATCACTGAGAAATACGACAACGAGATCGATAAAGCCAGAAACGAATGGCAGAAGAAACGCCTCCGGGCTGAAAAGGAGCGGGATCTTGATAATCTCGAGCAGGATGAGTTCCGGAAGTCGGAGGAATATCTGAAATTCTTCTCTGCCATCTACAGCCTGACCGAGCAGGAGGCCGTCAATATCGGCGAAAAGATCCGCAAAAACCTTGACGAGGCGCTCCAGAATGGCAAGATATCAGCCCAGGAATACTATGAGGCCATCGAGAAGATCGATGAGCAGATGGAAAAGATACAGAATGACCGTGGTTCGTTCATGGCTTTTATGAACGGTGGATTCTCCGGTTTGTCGAGCTTTATGACCCAGAAAGGCCGCGACCAGCAGCGTGCCGGGGCAATTCAGGTAGAAAAGAACTCCCAGCTGCTGAAAGTCCTTAAGGAACGGGCCAAGAACGGCGAGATGAACATGGCCGAGCAGGCAGCAGCTGCACAGGCCCGTGAAGCCGGTGCACAGATGGCAGCAGCCGGAGAGGCAATGTCGCAGGCTGGCGGTGAGATGGCAGGCTGCGTCGCCATGATAGACCTGATCGTCAACGGCATCGATGCCATTGTGCAGGGTTTCAACAAAATCATGACCGAGGTCGAGGATATCTATGGTGAAAGCTACGGGCTGAGTACTAAGGACCGCAACTTCTGGAATGCATTCAGTGAAGCCAGTAGCGGTGCAGCCTCGGGGTGGAACTCGCTCAAAGACGGTGATATCCAAGGGGCTGTGAACGGTACCATCCAGTCGTGGACCGGATGGCTGAAGATGGAAACGGTGGAAACTTCTCGCTGGAAAGATCTCAGCGCCCACCTTGAAAAGATGGAAAGTGCCCTTAGCAGCATCAACAGCAGCCTGAAGGAACAAATCGACATGCTGAACGGCTCGCGTGCCCAGGAGGCCAGCGACTCGCTGACGAAGAACTATGAGGCACTATTAGACCAGACACGCGAAGTCGCATACGCATGGACTGGAGCAAAAACGCTACACAACAACCACCGTAACTGGTGGTATATAGAGAGTGGCCGTGACGGCTATGGCTATACCGATGAGAGAGGGCGCGACATCTCATGGCAGACTGTGTTCCCTGAGATTGCCAAGCACCTTGGTATGACCGAGGAACAGCTTGACGGCATCGGAGGCCTCTCGAAGCTCAGCAGGGAGCAGTTGGAGTGGATCCAGAAAAACTATCAGGAACTATGGATCAGACTCCCAGAGGAATTCCGGGGCTATCTGGAGGATATCATCGGATATTACAAGCAGATCGAAGAAACAGGCAAGGAGGCAACGCTGGCCAGGACTGGACTTGACCTGGATACACTGAAGAGCGACTATGCCGAATTCCTGAGTGACATCGACGCCGGAAACGAGGATATGGCCGAGAATTTCGAAGGCTATCTCAGGAAGGCCATCATGAGCAATCTTGTCGGTGACAAGTATCAGGGCAGGATCCAGCACCTGATAGCTGATGCCGATGCAGCAGCACAGAAGGCATTTCTGGAGAACAGGGATCTGAGCCAGGAAGAGTATGCTGCATTAAGGGCAGAGGAGGCATCGATCCGCGAAGACATGCAGAGGGACAAGGAGCGGTATGCAAGCATGTACGGCTGGGAGTCAGAGTCGGGATCCAGCCAGACTGCACGTCGCGGTGGCTTTGCGGCCATGAGCGTCGACCAGGGTACCAAGCTCGACGGTATGTTCACCGCCGGACTGCAGCACTGGTCTTCCATGGACAAGGAGCTCGGGAATGTCACCGACAGGCTGGGTAATGCCCTCGACCACCTTAGGAAAATCGAGGAGAATACCGAGCACTGCAAGAAACTCGACGACATCGCCGAGGATATCAGGAGTATCAAGAACAGCGGCATTAAAATGAAATAATTACTATATGGCAATGAGAGACATGAGCGGACTGGTAAAGGTCAACAGTATAGACCTGTGGACAACCTACGGCGTATTCCTGCGCGAGAGCCGCAAGGGTGGCCGCGAGAACCTGAACGCCCTGCTGTCGGCAGCCAAAATGAAGGAGAACGTGGCTGTGGATATCCGTGAGCAGGACGGGGAAAGCTATTCCTCCCAGCTGACACAGAAAAGATGCGGGCGTGATGTCACCCTCCAGTTCGCCATCTATGCCACGACGGCCGCGGGTTTCGTTCGTCAGTACAGCAATTTCCTTAACTTTCTGCGCACTGGCAATAACGGATGGCTGAAGTTCGTTTTCCCCACTCTTGACAATCTCACGATGGACATGTTCGTCAAGGAGTTTCCCAGCAACTTTACCGCCATCAGTGACCTGTGGAACAGCGGGGAACAGTGCGGTGCATTCAAGGTGACCTTCCGTGAGCCTGTATCCACATTCTAACGGTCTTTAAACACAGATTAAACAGTATGGAAATCAATATATACAGTCAAGACGGCACGCTGAAGCTGACGGCCTCTCCCGGATCGGGCGGTCAGTGTGTGAAGCAGCTACAGGGTGACAGCGAGCTGTCGCTGAGTTTTGACTACTTCAGCTATGTGGCCCTGGACGTGAATGACTATGTGGACTTCTGCGGTGACCGGTACTGGCTGCTGGAACAGTACAGGCCCAAAGAGGTTAGCACTATCCAGTGGAGGTATGACGTAAAGCTGTACGGCATCGAGAGCCTGATCAAGCGGTATCTGGTAATTGAGCATACCGACGGCGACGCGAACCCTGTGTTCACGCTGACCGCTCCAGCCTCGCAGCACATGCGGATGATCGTGGAATGCCTGAATAATGCCACGGGCACGACGGACTGGCAGTTAGGTACGGTATTGACGACGGGCAACATCACCATAGACTACACCGGCAAATATTGCGACGAGGGCCTGCGGGAGCTGGCAGAGGCCGCCAACACCGAATACTGGTTCAGCGGTGACAACGGCAAAACCTTGAACCTCTGCCGGTGTGAGCGCGGCGAGACAATTGAACTGAAATACGGGGCCGGTCTGATATCCCTGGAGCGCGACGTGGCAGACAACGCGAAGTTCTATACCCGTCTGTACCCCGTTGGCAGCTCACGAAACATCAACCCTGAGACCTATGGACACACAAGGCTCCAGCTGCCAAACAATCAGAAATATGTTGACCTGGATATTGCCAAATATGGCGTGATAGACCATTACGAAAGGGATGCTTTCTCTGGCATCTATCCGAGATATACCGGCACCGTGAGCACGGTGCGCGTGGAAGACAGGACCGACGAGGACGGTACAGAGTTCAAGGTGTATTTCATCAAGGATGCCTCACTGCCGTTCAATCCCAATAATTTCCTGTTGCCGAACGAGAAGATACGCATATCGTTCCAGACGGGCGATCTTCAGGGTCTCGGCGAGACAGACGATCACTATTTTGAGGCAGACTATAATAGTACAACGGGGGAGTTTGAGATCATCAATATATGGACCGACGGAGAGCAGCTGCCAAGACCCGGACTGGAACCGGAAACCGGTAATTCTTACATTCCTTGGAACATCAGCATGCCGCAAACATATATTACCAGAGCCGAACAGGAACTGGCGGCAGCCGTAAGCAGCTATAATCAAGCGCACTTCGTGGACAACTCCGTTTACAGAGGTACGACAAACCACGTATGGATAGAGGCTGATCAGACTCGCAACATCTACATTGGCCGCCTGGTGAAGTTGGTGAGCAGCCAGTACTTCCCCGGTACGGGCTACCGGAACAGCCGCATCGTGAAGATCACACGGCGTCTGGATCTGCCGTCCCAGATGGAGCTGGAGATCAGTGACGCCGTGAGCACCGGAACGCTGACGAAGATCAATGATTCCATAAATAGTGTAAGGAAGTATGCAGAGGAACATGCCGGCAACCCTATCAAGATTGTCAAGACTGGAGACGCTACGACTTTCACTGATGACAATGTGCTCTCTGCACTCAGGTCAAAACGCGAGTTCCTCTCCCGCCTGAAGGCTGATGCCGCGAAAGGTCATATTACTTTTGAGCGCGGGTTGACTGCCCAGGGCTATATAGATAGCGGGGACATTGAACACCCAGCATTGGAGATCGAAGGGTATTCAACGTTTAACGGTAATCTTTCATCGCCAGACTTCGTGAGCGGATTCCCTGTAGGTACGGGATGGGGCTTGCAGAAAAAAGAATATACCAATGCCGCAGGTGATACTGAGTATAAGTACGTACTGGAGTGTGACGGTGCCAACATACGCGGTACATTCCGTGTCTATGAATTTATCATCAGCCAGTTACTCGGCGAGAACGACAACCGTATCTTCACGGCCATGATGGAGGTACACCACTACGACCCGGAGACTGGCAAGGTGTGGATGAAGACCAATGACAGTAAGTTGCACATGCAGTTCCGGGTGAATGACTGCATCGTGGTACAGCAGTATCAGCCAGGAAACGATATCGTGAGTGGTGGTGACGGATATGTCACCAAGCAATACGAACTGGTAATAACGGAGGTCGGCACTGGCGGCGCGACCGACGAGAACGGCGAGAGGCTGGACTGGGTGAAGTTCAGCAACTTTACAACAACAATGGACGGCGGCACAGCAGAAACGCTGATTGCGAAGAACGATACATTCTGTCGTCTTGACAACCTGACAGACCCCGAGCGCAAAGGTATCATACAGATGATGACCGTCGGCACGAATATGCCTTATATGGATGTCGTTTACGGATTAAAGACCGATCCTGATGACTACCTGAAAGCAAGAATTGGAAATCTCGAGGGTGTTAATCATCATCTTTTTGGTTGGCTTGACGGATTTGGCATATATACTACCAACGCATATCTTGTTGGTGATTTGCGTTTGAAGAGGTCAGGCGAAAGCGTTGATACAAGCTTTGAGATCCTAAGGGATAGACTTGCATTCAAGATGGCTGAGACCGTCTATGAAATGACTGGAGAAGACAATTTCCTTGCTAACCCTGAATTTACGGAGTTGGATCAAAACGGCAAGTATAGGGATTGGACTATTACCGCAAACAACAATATAAGATTTTACACCCTTAACGGATCAGCTATTATCTCGAGTGTTGGTACTTTGGCTAATGCGTCCTCTTTTGCGAGAACTGAACTTGTAGAGGGGAAGCAAGTTATGCACATTGTCAATGCAAGCCTTTCACAAGTCAAGACTGTTATTCAACAACCGCAGAAGCACAAGGAATATAACGCAGGAGATGGAACTTCGCACATTGAGACTTATACTCAGGTGTGGGATACTCTTTATCTTTCCCTGAGGATTCGTGTTCTGCAAGATGGAACCCTGACGATAGGATTCCCAAGGTCTTCCATGACTGAGGATGATGCTCTAAAGAGCAAGACCGTTATACTTGAAAGTAGTACCGAATGGCAAACACTGAAGTGGGATGGAGTATGGGACGGAAACAGTGATTTCAAACTTGAATTTACTGGAGAGTGTTACTTCACTCTATTGTCATTGAGCAACAAGCCTCTAAATGATTTTAAAACAGAGTATAGCACGCAGATCCTGCAGACAACGAGAAATATAAATTTCAATGCATCTCAAATTTCGCACAATGCGTCTGAGATTGCTAATCTGAATACTGAATCAGGACGTATCTCAGCTCAGGTAACACAAATAAATAGTGAAATAGGTACTATTAACAATACCATTTCAGGTCACAGTACAAGAATCGGGTTGCTTGAGGTTGAGTATGACACAATATACTCTTCTGTAAATAGTCTCAGTGATGATGTAAATGGTATAGACAGAAAAGTTACACAAGTAACTCAGGAATCCAGCATTATACAACAGAGCGTTGCAGCCTTGGAAACAAAAAAGGTGGCTTTTAACGATTCAAGTGAATGGGAGCAACTTAGCGGAAACTTTATACGCTACAAAACGAACATAAAAGTTACCAAGTATACACTGTTCTATCTGAATGAAATATTCAAGGATATATCAGGTTACAAACTTAAGTTGTATGTTGATTTCTATAATAGCAGTGACACCATTGTGGCATCAAAGAACGCAGATGGTCAAGGTTCTGACATACCTTTGACTATGTCTGTTCCGTCAAGTGCTGAATATGCAAAACTGAGGGTGTACCACCCAAGACGTCAGCCTGTACCGTCAGATGCCCCCGAATTTGGATTAATGTACACCGAGGACAACGTAATCACGCAGTCGAACTTGTCGTTGTATGTTGAGGATAATATCTCTTGGCTGTCAGGAAGTGCGAATAACATTCAGTTCACGTTTGACAAGACATTTAAGATATACTCGAAGGATTCGAGCAACGTACACCATGAGGTGCTAAGCCTTACGCCTTCAGGCGACCTGACAATAGCAGGGAAATTCCACGGAGAGATCGACGATACAGTCAAGATTGGTTCGGGCACAAAAAAGATGTATATAGAACCGACTTCTACTGGTGCCAGGCTTGTAGGCAAAGATGGCGATACCAATGTGCTTAGACTTGGTTTTTATGCAAACGCGGATAATAGTTACGTACCCAGCCTATTTCTAATAACCCCAAATGGAAATCAAGATAGTTTAATAAGAATCCAGTCAGGTACAGACTTCGCGGAAGTGTTGGCAGAGTCTGCAGGAACAACAGGCAATTATCATGCTGTGCGTTTAATATCGTATCCAAGGTATGGTTTTTCAACAGTAGAAAGTAATAAGTGGCCTACATCCAGTTCCATGAGCGGTTTGAGTACAGGTTCTGTTTATGTTGACAACAACGGATTCTTAAAAGCGAAAGGATATTAATATGAAACTAAAAAAAATTTTCACTAAAAATTTTCCTAAAAAAGGATTCACGGCATTAACGTTGTTCCCATTCGTTTTTGTACGCAGAGACAGGTGTGCCTTTTTCACATCAAAGACGGAGCGTCACGAGACCACCCATGCATTGCAGCAGCAGGAAACTTTATACATAATATTCCTTGTGCTGTATGGCTTGGAGTGGCTGTTGAAACTGCCGTTTTGCAAGTTTGATACCAATAGGGCTTACAACAGCATCAGCTTCGAGCAGGAGGCTTACGAACATGAGCTCGAGGCAGGTTACAATAACGTGCGCAGACATTTTGCATGGATCAGATATTTATTCACATTAAAATCAAAAGAATGACATGAAAGTAAACTTAAACGTACCAATCAGAGATTTTTTCGGTAAGCCAATAATCGAAAATGAAAAAACTAAAAAGGAAGTTAATATGGCCGAACAGATCGGCGTTATTCTTTTTGGTCTTGGTCAGAACCTTGAACAAAGTGAAATGGTTACCGCCTACGGGATTGTAAGGAAGCTTCAGAGGGATCCGTCTGATGTTCTTCTGTCATCTGAGGAGATTACATTTTTAAAGGAAAAGCTGTCGAAGGTGCTTACAGCCGGATGCTATGGGCAGGTATATGACATCCTTGAACAGAACGATAAATAATAACCAATAAAAGTATGTATTATGGAAAAAGTAAGTGCAACTGGAGTAGAGAATTACATCGAAGAGATAGGAAGTAACGGTGCAGTTATGTATATCCGTGTTGAAACAACGCAGGAGGGAATATTAATCAATGCCCCAATCAAGAAAGGAAAGACCGAACTTGCCGTGTTAGCACGACAGCAGGACGGGAAAAACATTCTCCTTATCAAATCAGGTGTTGAGATCACTACTGATGAGTTTTATGACATATTCAAGAAATCAGCAGAAGTGATAGCTGAAATTATTGGCATTAAGTAAGATGTAAACAGAAAATCAAATGAAACTGCTATGATTTACCCAACTACGCAAGAGGAAATGCAAGCGTTCATAGAAGCGGCGATGCCGTCGTTTCTTGAATACTTGAGAACGCATCAGACCAGTATTGAACAAGTCGAGCTTGCTCAATCGAGTGTTGGTATAACATCATTTCCTGCAATACAAAACTTGGGAGGTGTAAAAAAGACTGTCCGAGTTCCTCTTAGTCTTATAAACGGTGATTCTCAGGCCGCAGCACAACAAGCAGCTGAATCTGCCGCACGCGCAGAGCAGGAAGTTGAGGAAATGAGAGATATCTTGGATGATATAATTTCATTGGCCATTGATGGTTTTGCCTATGCAGGCCTGGCTTCTCCTACGACAGATCCGATAACGGGTAAGGTCTTTTATATTGCAACAGTGCCAGGAACGTATACGCATTTTGGAAATATATCAGTTGGTTTCGGATTGAGTATATTGAAGTATGACGATGATTCATGGGTTTGCGATGTTGTAGATAGTAGCACAATAAAAACAAAAAACGACGAATTTACTACCGGCGCAGTAATAAAGATACTTTCTGAGTCAGGAACAGAATTTTTCCCGAAAACAAGTGAAAGTGCTGTCGTAGATAGTTCTGGTCTTGTCTTAGCTCTTAAGCTCGATATGTTCAAGTCATTGATAAATAGCAATCGTGCTTCTATTATGCTGAATAACAACAGAACATCAAATGTGACGAAATCTGTCGATACTGGATTTTATGTAACAGACAGTAATGGTAACGTTGTTTTGAAATATGATTCAGATGGTTTAGATGCTCTGTCTATTAGCGATCACTTCTTAAATTTTGTAAGCCAGGAACTTGATATAGATGCCGCAATAACATTAGTAGGTAAGATGCGATCAGATGTCTTAAAGATAAGTTCAAAAACATCTGAAATCGGCAAAAGTCTCGACACCGGATTATTTGTAACCGACGCCTACGGAAAGGTTGTGGCGAAATATGACGGCAGCGGTTTTGATGTGTGCAAACTGAGCGGCCATTTCCTGTCGCTCATCCCGAATGCAAAGTCGAGCATAAAGATTCTGGCGATAGGAAACAGCTACACGGTTGACGCTTACACGTTCCTGCCTTATATTTGCAGGGCTTTAGATGTTGAATTGACGTTATATTTCACGTTCCTCGGTGGTTCTGGTCTTGATACGAACTGGAACAACTTGGTAAATGGAACGACTTTGATAACGTATAAATATGAAAACGGTGCATGGCTTTCTTCAAATCAAAAAAAGAAGATAATTGATCTTATTCCGCTTTATGATTGGGATTATGTTGTTTTGCAACAAGTTAGTACATCATGTACTGATCCGACCTCGATTCAGCCGTATCTTGCGAATTTTGTAAACTATATAAATGGAGTCAATCCAAATATAATGATAGGTTGGTTGAATACCCCTGCGTATGCCTCAGCAAACGGATATAACGATCAGCAAAGGCGACAAATGTATGATGATATGTGGGCTATAATTAAGTCAAAAGTCATGGGTAGCGGAGTTCTCGCAGTCGCAGCAGAGGGTACAGCAATCGAAAATGCTCGCACAAGTGCAACATTGAAAGTTCTTGGCGCTCGTGGAATGCTTAACCGTGATGGACTTCACCTTGACTTTGGAATAGGCCGATATGTTGCATCTTTAGGTGTCTATATGAGCCTTATTTATCCGTACACGAATAAATCTGTGCTTGGGTGTTCTTTCTGGCCTATATGGGGAACTACGGTAAATGTAAGTTGGGACACAAATTCTCCGGCACGAGAAAACCAATTTACCGACGTTACACAAGAGCAGGCTTTAATTGCACAGAAATGCGCAACTGCTGCATATATGAGAAAAGATGAAGTTTGTGATTTATCTGATTTTTAATTTCTAAAATATTATATTATGAGTGGTATAGTTCTTATGATTCCGGATGTCGATTACAGCCAGGAGAATATCGGGCAAGTATCAATCCTGCAAGATGTTGATGTATCATCAATTCAAATCAATGGCGCGTCTATAGTAGAAGGAGCTTCCGAGCAATACACCGTCTCATACACACCTGCAACGACATCGCAGGTTGGCGTTGATTGGTCTATTGACTCTGGTAATGAATTTGTTTCTATAAATAGTAATGGTTTGTTGTCGCTTATAAATCCAATCACTGAAGCGGTTACAGTTGTTATACGTGCAACATCTATATTTAACTCGTCTGTTACCGCTACTAAGACTGTTAGACTAAGCACCGGTGCATCCATCCCTGTAAATGTAACGTATACAAACGGCTCAAGAAAAGCAACACAGACAGGAATTAACACTTCGTATACAAGTATGGCGACATTTACTAACGAGTGTCTTCTTAATTGGAAAACAGAAAGTTATAAGGTTACAATCGATTCCACTTACAAGGCATACTTTGCCGCTGTACGAGGTTCGGACTTCAGATGTGGTGCGAGAAGTAGTACGCTTTATACAGACGGAGAGTTCAACGTAACAGAGATTCTTGAACAACTTGGCGCAGGAACTAATTATGAAATGTTTGCGCTCGTAGTGGTTGCAGCATCATACAATCCAAGTTCAGGTACGGGTCCGACTGTTGATCCAAATGCACTGCCGTCTCACATATCAATTACGAGGACAGCATAAACTATGGTTTGACGTAGGAACTTATGTTCCAGCTGTTGACCTAATGTCACATTTGGATATAGTGGAAATCGGATAGAAACCTTCTTTGATCCAACTCAAACACTGTCATGTCGCCCATCAGCAATATGACAGTGTTTCTTTTTCCCGTAAATTGATCAGCTTGGTGTTCATAAAAACGCAAAAAGTACTCCAATTACCTATTTTAATTCAAATAAGTATTTAGATTGTTAAACAAAACGTTATCTTTTGTGTAAAATGTATGTAATGAAAATAATATGGCTCTCAGTGGTCATGTTCTTAGCGGGATGCAAGACGACCACAGACGTTTCGCACGACCACGTGCATCACGAACTACCCGAGTGGGAAACACTCAGCGAGGCGGTTATTAGAACTTCAGGAGACCCAAGTACTGGCGTCTCGACCTATTATTGGGGTGACGGTCACTGACCACACCCCAATTTCCATGTTGCAAAGTTACTGAGAAATAAACAAAAAGCGTCCCAAAATTAGTTAATATTTCGAGACGCTTTAGTTAATGTTTAAATGTTGTTCAAATGAGAAACCAAAAGGACTTTTCGTTTTGTGGAAAGATGCTTTTCGTTTGAAAACCTACAAACATTTCGTTTTGCGGATTATACACGCCGATTCCATGCAGGTGCTTGGTGGTGTCCTCTGCAGCTACATACCAGTACCACTTGCCGTTGCGTTCTATGGCCTGCGAAGCCCAGGCATTGTCGCCCTGTTTGGCCCACTTGAAGTTGGCGGTGGAGAGCACAATACCGTGATCCGTCCAATGTTCCATGTCGGTCGTGGAAAACACCTGCCAGTCGGGCATACGGAAATAGGTCGCCGTGTCCAGGTCGTGACCAGTGAACACATAGAGACGGTCACCCGATACTACAGGAGCCGGATCGGGATTATACATACGGTTGTTTACGCGCTTTTGCGCTTGCAATGTAATGGCCAGCAACAGCGTGATGGCTGCGAGAATGGTTCTTTTCATATCTAACTAACTATTTTACTAATCAACAATCTGACGATAATAGACGGCACCCTGCTCATTCTTCAGTGTACGGGTGT